AGAGGAACTGAACATCCAAATTCTTGTAGGGCTTGTTGATTTTCAGGTATATGAAGAGTTCCTGCCAATACTGCTAAAAATAATAAATATATAAGTGAAGTTGAGGTCTCTTTATCTTCTCGTATTTGCCTATCTACACCATCATGATAATCGTATTTAAAAAAAGTGGTGTTATTTGTAAAGTTCTCTCCTACAGAAAGAATCTCTTCTTTATAATTTTCAATTTCTTCAAATACTCCATTAACCCCTGCTCTATTTATCGCTGCTCTAATACTATCCGCCCATCCCTCAGGCGGATCTTGTAATCTAACCAAATTAGTACGAATTGCAAACACAATCTTGAAAAAAAGTTTTATAATCAACTCAATTTCATTCTGATTTAGTAGTGCATAAATATGAAGTAAAATGGGTTCAACCGCAGGGTCCATTTGTGAAATAAAAATAAAATATAAGGTATTTAACATACAGAGCATGGATCCATTTCTATTTCCTGCTGCCGCAGGCGGTGGTGGCGCTGGCATTTGAATAGCTACTAAAAATGTATTTAGCGTTGTAGTACTAAGATGAAGCCCTCCTAAAGTTCTGTTATCTAGCTCTGGATACTGACCAGGTAGAATTAATCCCTGACCGCGCATCCGTTCAATAAATGCGCCAAGACTATCCCAAATATATGTGAGAAGTTGTAGTATATAGTCTTTATATCTAGTTAAATCATCAACATTCTCCTGCAGACGCTGATTTTCAGTAAAAAAATATTCTAATGCATTTCTATAATCATTCGAAAGTTGTTGAAGGTCATCAATTAATAAGCTATCAGCTACTCGACTGGCTTGCTGGCGTTCAAACGCAAATACTAAATGACCAACTAATATATAACATTCCTCAAATCTATCCATTGAAAATACAATTTCTTCCATCATTCCATTGATTAGAGTATCTAGATTCCTAATATACGCTTCATACTCATCACGAATACCCATCAAAAATACAATCGTTTGAATTGCGTCGGCAAGTAACCCTTGCGTATTTAAATCATCAGGTATATTACGAAGCAAGGCTTCATACTCATCACGAATACCCATCAAAAATACAATCGTTTGAATTGCGCTATCACGCTGCGCCTTTGCTATGCGCAGTTCTTCCTCTAATGTATCCTTTTCTGCTTCTAGACTCTGTGCCTTAGTAAGGGCCTCCGCAAGAGCTTTTTGAAGTCTATCAATTTCTCCAATTATTTTATCACGACGCTGCTTTATTGAATCCTTGGGATCCTTTTTAATCTTTAACTTATCTTCAATCTCACCCAGGACCTTAAGGGCTTCATCCTCATCACCTTCAAGCACCTTCTTAATTTTAATAAGTGTTCGTGTATATGGTGGCCTTTTTCCAGAGCCACGCTCGCGTTCAAATTCAGTTTCATAATCACGCAGCAGCGGTGCATTCTTCTGTGCCATCCGTGTTAGAATATCCGCAGGTATGGGTAGTTTTTTCCCAAGTACTTCTACAGGGTCATACCCCTGCGCAAGCAGATAAGCAAAAATCTCCAGAAGTTTCAACATGCGGTCATCATCGAGGCCGACCACTTTGGCAGGCTTATTTGGGTCGACAAGTGCGGTATCCTTACAGGGCGCAATTGTCTGCGGAACATCCTCATCGATTAATTTATTAAGACGGTCAAGATGGTCGCGTAAATAGCGCGCATGAACATCTGCGGCTAAGAGTTCATCGTAACTCGCGATTTCATCCATTAGAATGCTGCGACGATAGAGTAAGGAGCGAACAAGAAGTTCGGCCTCTTCTTTACTACACGGTAAGCGGAGCCCCTTCTTCGTCATCGATTTACCCGCTCCAAAAATAGCACGAATCACTCGCTGTAGTGTCGCCTTTTCTGCCTCGGTAAATGTCTTTGAACTTCCACCCAAAAAGAGAAGGTCAAATGCGGCATCTGTTTTAAGACTGTCATCGGTGAGTTCAAATGCTCCAGGTTCCGTAGGACCCATGCTGAGGAAAAAGGTCTCGCCTGCGATATTTACATATCCCGTTTCATAGGGTATAAAAGAACCCGCTACGGGCTTTTTTTTGTTTTTGCTTGAGTTCCCACTCATTCCCTAGATACTTAACACATATTTACCCCAAATAATTACCTGACGAACAACCTAAAAAACGAACACTATCTATAAGTAGAATGACAGCAGAAGCATCAAAACTCTTCAACCCCTGGAATCCACGCAACAAGAAAATGAAGTCAGAGAATGTTCGGAAAATTTTTCACGATCTCGGTCTTCAGACGTTCCGTGTTCAAGATATCACCCCCTTTCAAAATGCATGTGTACATAAATCGTATGTAGATAGACCTGATTTATGGGCAGAGCAGTCGGAGTCCGGAGAACCAATGATTATGGCTGACCGACCTTCTAACTGTCTGCCTCTTCAAGAAGCAGACAATGAGGAAATTGAGTTTATTGGTGACAGCCTTCTTGGATGTATTGTTGCACTTTACCTTCGTGAGCGGTATGGTGGAGAGGGTGAGGGTTTTTTTACAAGGCTCCGAACACGAATTGTAAATAACAAGATGTTGGGGCAATTGGCTCTAAAAATTGGGTTTGCTCCGTGGCTCATTATCAGTCGTCATGTGGAGGATGTCTGCGACGGCCGTAGAAATCTACGAATTCTAGGGTCGATGCTGGAGGCGTGGATTGGAGCACTTTATCTACATGAGGGCGGTGGTGGCAAGGGATTCACAACCGTTCAGGCCTTTATTATTTCACTTCTAGAAAGTCACATAGACTTTGCAAGTCTGATTGCGGAGGATACGAACTTTAAGGACCAACTTCTCCGATGGTTCCAGAGCAAGTATCATCAGCCTCCGAGGTATAAGGAGGTGAATGTTGAGGGACCGCCTCATGACCGGATTTTTACAATGGGCGTCTTAGATTTGAGTGGAAATGTGATTGCAAAGAGCACGGCGAGGAATAAGAAGGTTGCTGAACAAGAAGCGAGTCGTCTTGCTCTTGAAGTATTGAGTGCGCACACAGAGTAATAAAATATAGAGGGGAGATAGATGCCGCCGAAGCCCGACCTCAGGAAATTAGGCGCAGTGAAACTTGACGGGAAAGCTCAAAAGGCGGTCACAGAGGAGGTGGAACTTGCCCCTAAAGCAACCGCAGCACAAGCGGCCACAGCGATGGCTCCAGAAGCTCCTGCTGCTGTCCCTAAACCAGCTGCTAAACCTGCTCCTAAACCAGCTGCTAAACCTGCTCCTAAACCTGCGCCAGCTCCCCTACCAAAACCCCAAGCTCCTCTACTTACCCAAGTCCAAGGGTTTGAAGGTAATGCTGAAACAACTGCAATTGAAAGTATTACACTTGAACAGACTGTAAAGGATTGGCAGGAAAAGAATAAAAAACCCCTCGGCGAGGACAAGTTACAAGTGACAGATCCGAAGGGTGAAAAGATTGGGCGCTTTGGCGAAGAGCTTCGTCGCTGGACAATTGTAGATGCAGTAGGCGATGGCCATTGTCTTCTTCATGCAGTTTTTGATTCAACAAGTCCCACCTACAGAAAACTCGCACGCAAAGATAAGGAGGCCTTTGTCAACTATTTCCGTTACGACCTTTTTGCCGATAAAGTTCAAGAGGGTGAATATTTTACAAACTTGACAGAAGAAAATCAAGATAAAATATTAACTCGTATTTTGCAGAAAACAGGAACTGCAAAGTGGTTGACAGATGAAGAAGTTGCAATACTTGCCGATCTCTACAATGTAAATATTATTGTATTAACCTATAATTCTACAAAAAAATCGACTTATCGTATTCAGTATCCTGTATTTCCTGAAACACTTATTAATGAGAGAGGAGAATGGATAGATAATGGTAATCCATGGATTATTTTATATAATAGTGCACCGGTTCACTATGAAGCTGTTCGAATCAATGGTAAGTACCTGTTTTCATTTGAACAACTCTCACCAGTCCTCAAAAAATATGTGAAGCGCAATAATGAAAATCCTGTATGTGATTACAAGGCAGGCGAAGAAGTGTGGCTAGTTGGAGATGAATATACAGAGGAGCCAACTCATATAATTATCCAACCAGTCTTTGATGATGAAACACGCATCTGTAATAATCTACGAATTATCGATAAGGAAAATATTATTGAAGATACAAAGGATGAGGCAATTACATTAAAAGATGATAAATATACGGATATTAATTCTCAAGCCATCTGGGATGGTGATGAAGAAGACACCTATTATCTCGCAAAGCCCTGGGAAACAAGTGATGAAAATGCCTATATTTTTGGAAAAGGTTCAGTAGAAGAAGTATCTGTAAAAAGGGTTGCACGAAAGGGCCCAGATGGTAAACCCGTTGTGCCTGAAGTTGAGGCCAATGAGGAGGCCAACGAGGAAACCAACGAGGCCGAGTATGTAGATGACCGACTTGAAGCCCTTGAAGAGTCAATCCTTGGAGAACGCACAGATGATAAGTATGATATTGATACACCCGCCTATATGCCGACCACTCGTCGCGCCTTCTCAAAGTTCATTGAAACCACGTTCAAGTCACTCAAACTTCCACCGCTCAAGGAGCCTGATTATGACGCCTGTCTGAAGAAGGGCGCATCAGGTCAACAGGAGGTTGAAGTGTATCAGTATCAGAAATTTATCCGTGAATACATGAATAGCGACTCCCCTTATCGTGGAATTCTAGTCTATCACGGTCTTGGTTCAGGAAAAACCTGCTCTGCCATTGCCGCATCTGAAGCACTCTTTGCTAAAAACGAAAAGAAAATCATTGTCATGACCCCCAAATCCCTACAGAAGAACTTTATTCGTGAATTGACCTTCTGCGGATTCCGTCACTATCGTATTGAGAATCATTGGATTGACCTTGACTGGACAACTGAGACAAAACTCTTCGCACTGAATGTACTCGGCCTCTCTGGCCAGTATATCAATGGAAAGAAGCCGGCGAAACTCTGGATTCCCGATTTTTCAAAGGAGTCTAACTTCAAATCACTCAAACCATCAGATCAATCGGATGTACGCAAGCAGATTTTAGATGCAATTAATAATAATGTACAGTTTATCTCCTATAACGGCATCACTACAAAGCGTTTAATTGAACTTGCAACAGGCAAAGTCTTTGATAACAAGACAATTATTATTGATGAAATCCACAATTTAATTCGTCTCATGCAGGGCAATCTTGAGTATTTTCTTCAGCCAGGTGTTGGAGCCTGGGCCGCCTCTCGTACACCTGAGCCAATCACAACGGACCGCTGGAAACTACTCAATCTTGAAGGTGAGAAGAAGAAGTACTCGCGCGGATACCTCTTCTACAGACTTCTAACAGATGCTACAAACAGTCGTATTATTGGTCTCAGTGGTACTCCACTTATCAACTTTCCTCAGGAACTCGGTATCCTCGCAAATTGCCTTCACAAGTATATTAACAGTGCGAGCGCAAACTTCAGATCACAGGATATGATCGCTGACAAAAAGATGATTAAACAACTTGCGGATGAGCATCCTTATATTGATGATGTTCGGTTCACAGAAGGCAGTGGAAATCTGACAGTTCTCTTTACAGGACTTCCTGAAGGCACAAAGAAGAAATTTTCTGGCAAGGAGTTTATTGGAATTGTACGTGAGGAGACCGTCAAACCGTTCGCAGAGATTGCCACCAGTTTTAGGGAAGCACTTGCAAAGAAGGGTCGCAAGATGGAATTTAAATTAGCCGCCCTTCCACTTCTTCCCATTTTTAGCGAGAATTTTAGGGAGGCATTTGTAAATGACGCTGGTCTTCTCAAAGAAGGTGGGTCCGATATTGTACTCGGTAAGCGTCTCACTGGACTTATCTCCTATTACAAGGGTTCAAAGGTTGAACTCATGCCCAAGGTTACATCAGATGTTCTTGAATTCGTAGAGATGAGTGATTTTCAGGCATCCGCTTATATGGAAGTGCGTGGGGCGGAAGTAAAGAAGGAACTCAAACAGAAAAAGCAGGCAAAGGGCAAAATGGCTCCTTGGCTCGGTGAGGCTGAGAAACTCGATAAGTCAACAACCTACAAAATGGTAAGTCGTCAAACCTGTAACTTTGCTTTCCTTGAAGAGATTGTGCGACCGCGTCCTAAGAAACTCGGTAAGATTGAATTATCTGTAGAGGGTGTTGACGCAGTTGATAAGGATATTGGCGATGGAGATGAACTTGCAGAACCTGTTGTAGGTGAACAACTTGTTGTGGGTGATGAGCGTGATGCTGGTGATGAAGGGGAGGCCGGCGATGAAGATGCTGATTTTAGAAAAGAGGCTGCAAAGGCTGAAGGTGAGGAGGAGGATGAGGAGCCTGCTGTAGCTGCCGCCGCACCTGTAGCAAAACCGGTAGTTGACGGAGAAATGAAGACAAAGTATGAGGCAATTCAAGCACTGAAAAAACAGGCTGAAAAAGAGGGTAAGCCCTTCAAGCCGACACCTGAACAGAATCGAATCATCAATATCTATAAGTGCCGCCTGGGAAATACAGGCGACTATCAGAAGGACTGTGAGCGTGTCAGGGCCTGCCTCCGTTATTTTGGAAAAGATGAGCAGACAAGCAAATCGGGTAAGCGCTATGGAAAACTCTCACTAAATGGCGAGCTTGTCAAGTACAGTGCAAAATTTGCCCGCATGCTTCAGCGGATGGAGGAATCACCTGGCTCAAACTTAGTGTACAGCCAGTTCCTCTCCATGGAGGGCATTGGTATCTTCTCCATCTGTATGGATATTAATGGATATGTGCCTATTGAAATCTCGTATAATGCTGATACAAAGGCGGCACAGTTCAATGAGGCGACACTTAAGAGTCTCAAACTCGGTCCTAAGGGTAATGTAAAACGCTATATTAAATTTACAGGCGGCGAAGCGGATGATGTGCGTAGAATGAACTTGGCGCTCTTTAACTGCCGTTTTAGTGATTTACCGCCAGGCCTTCAGGGTCCTTTGGATGATTTTGGCTGGACAAGTGATGACCCTGAGATAAAAACCCTACTGCTAAAGGGCGCACTCTGCAATACATTCTGTATTACATCTGCGGGTGCTGAAGGTATTTCACTGCGTAATATTCGCCGTGTTCATTTAATGGAGCCGTACTGGAATGATGTTCGTATTGCACAGGTAAAGGGACGTGCGATTCGTATCTGCTCTCACATTGATTTCCCTGATGTGGCAGATCGTAGTGTAGAGATTTATACCTATTTGTCATGTTTTTCCAAAAAACAACAGATGGGTAAGGAGGCTGATAAAGAGAAAATTGACGAGACGATTCGTATGAAGGATGCAATTTCAATAGCTGAGGCAGCGGAAGCATTTGGCCCTGAACGAACTGAAGGCCTAGAAGATTATACCACAACAAGTGATGAACAACTCTATCTGGTGAGTTTCAAGAAGCGTAAACTCATTGGTGGAATGGAGGCACTTATGAAGACGGCCGCGATTGATTGCCAGCTGAATGAGACTGAAAATGACGATGTCACTTCATGCCTGGCGATTCCGAATGGAAAGATCGGAGATTATCTCTATCATCCTGTGCTTGAGCAGGACCTCATTGAAGGTGCTAAGGCCCTACAGTTCAGGGCTGCTGAGCCGGTGGCACCAGCAGCTGAAGTCACTACCGCAAAGCAAGCCGCTTCCAAACTCTTTACAGTGGAAGGATATGGAGAATTTGAGGCTAGACCGGTTATTGTAGCAGATAAGACAACCGGATTTGACCTTTTCAGAGATGATAAGAAGGTTGGTGATGCGGGAATTAATAGTGAAGGCCGTCCTAGCAAGCCTATCCACATCAAGAAGACTCTCAAGATTGGCGCCTAAGCGGGTAGAAGCGACATATCGCGATACCGAACAGTACCTTGCTCAGCAAGTGGGGGGTCTGCCCAGAATGCAACTCCACGATGCGCAGCAAGTTGATAATTCAATTCCCAGTCCAGACATTCGCGAAACGGAATGAGTGTTTTTGCGATTTTGTTGAGGAATTCTCCGCGAAAAAGCATCGAATCCGTACAACGAAAGACAAATTGGTGAGGTGCTCCATACGCTTTTGTAGGGGACCAGTAACTCGGTGGACAGCCTTCGGGGCGCGTGTTTACACCCTCTCCAAGACTCACGTAATCCCAGGATTTGTCTTTGAGGTCAGCCATTAAATCTGCAAATCGTGGGATAAAATCATTGCGGAGATATACATCGGATTCAAAAATCAGTACATTTTTGTATCCATGTTCAACTACATCTCGTACAGCGGCATAGAAATTTAGAACAAGTGAAACTTCACCCTTACTGAGAAATCTGGATTTCCAAGAGAGATTCGGAACCCCCGCACGAATAAAAGGATCCCAGGTGGCAAATACATCGGATGATTTCAGTTCAGAACCCCAGCAGGCGGAACCAAAAAAGAGTTTCTCGGCAGGTATTCCAACGGCCGCAAAATGTGCGACCAGGCGGTCATATCTCTGTTTTTCATACACTTGGTGTACAAGAACATAGATTTTATCAATCTGTTCCATCCACCTGACTATATGTCAGACGGAGTCTATTTTAAGTCTTGCTACGCACTATTCAAACCAGCGTCCCTGCCAGCCACTCTGAACCTCCTTCTTCCAGAAGACAGGGTCCGTCGTACTGAGCTGGTTGTCAAAGCAGTGAATCCATGCCACCTGCATTGTCATTTGCGTAGGTTGTCCATTGGTTCCACCAAGATACATGGAGCCATAGGCACTCTTATCGCTCTTGTACTCATTCATCAGTGTTCCACCAGGGCTGAAGGTCGCAAGGCCGTTCGAAGGGAGTATTTTACCCGCAGCCAGATTTGCACATGTCTGAACAAAGAACTGAACACCCGTGATACTCTTTCCAAACATCGCAGGTGTCTGGTTAATCGTCGCAATACACCATGTGCCCTGGGGAACATTGTAGACTTGAGAATTATTCTGTTGTCCCTTTCCGCCCCAGGTCTTCAAATAGAGATTGAATGTATTGTTTGGGCCATTGTCGCAGCAGATAGCATACCCATAATTCTGTCCCCAGAGGAACATCCAATTGAGTCCATTACCCGCTACATTCTGTGCAGTGATATTGAAACAGAGAGTGACCGCTTGGAAGGCCGAGAAGGCAACGCCCTGTGCCGTTTTCCAGAGTTCATTTGAAATGGCCATCGCCATTAAATCAGACGGCAGTGAAGTATCGCGAATTGCCGCATATTCTGCATGTCTCGCGGGCTGTACAGTGAGTTTCCTGCTCCAGAGACGCTTCTCACAGAACTGGGACTGACCGCCACGTGTATAGACCTGGAAGGAGAGTGATGGTGCAGCGACCTCTTGTGTGAAATAGCACATTGATTGCCAATCAGGGTCTACATTACCATTTATCGCAGGATTACGCCAGCCCTGCCCACCCGCACAATCATAGAAATACGGAGTGAAGGTCGCACCACCGCCTGTTTCAAACCAGGTAAAGGTGACAATATTTGGCACACCCTGCGAATCTGCTGTTATAGGGAAGCAGCCTGACTGGTGCCAGGTCGGCCCCTGGTCATAATACGCACCGAAGGCCATAGACTGATTCTTAATATTGAAGACGTCCTGGTTAATCGCCATCTGAAAGCCGTCATCCGTCACCACACCGAACATCAGATTACGAGACACTCCAGGACGCAGGTCGCAGAAACTGACGAACTCAACCATATCAGATAGACCCGTTCCATCCACTTCACCACCTCCCACATTAATGTAGGGTATATTGCTTCCAGTCGCTGATAAAACTGCACGACGACCCATTAGGACTCCGCCTTGGCGTCGGTCAAACCAGAACACTTCGCATCCCTGGTTTGCATCTCCAAGACTGAGGCCCGTAGGAACCTTCTGAAGTCCAAGACCAGTCAGTTGATTCAACGCAGTGCGCTGTGTTGTCGGATCGGCCGAGCGTGAATTGGCTACAAGTGCCGCAATACTCGCCTTATAGGCACCCCAATTCATTCCATTCAGTGCACTCACTGAAGTGGGATACGAAGTACCCTGTGTTGTGCCACCTTGTTTCTGAAACTCCTCTTGCATACACTTCAGACCAATATCTCTACTACTATCCGTGAGGTCAGCGCAGAAGTTATAACTATCAAACAGCCCAGGCTGACGGCATAAATCCCGTGCAGCAACGGAGACTTTTTCATTCAGGTCATACTGTTTCTGGTTGACTGTGTAAAAGTTCATAAAAGCCGAGAAGAGTGTGCCATTGCCTTGGCGAATGACATCTTCACTTAGCGCCGGATTTGCCAGACTCTGGTAGGTCTGGAAAGACTTCTTCTGACGAAGCTGGTCGGCAAAATCTCCAGGATTTGTACCGGCACTCAGCGCATTTGCAATTGTTCCACCTGCGCACCCAGCCCACTGTGCAGTCATCGTTACGCAATCACGGTCGAGGGGGCTATTAAAGCACTTCCAATACGAAGGTTGCGGCTGTCCAGGCGGCGGCGCAGGACAAGAGGCCGCATTTGCCACCGTAATAATATCGGCAGGCGCACACTGCTTATCAACATCAGTGTAGCGTGGCTGTGGTTTACCTCCAACCATGGCAATCGGAATAATTTTATGACTTGTTTTACAGTAGCCGCAGACATTCTTGAAATCACCTACAGCGCTTACAGGAATCTGAGACATATCCTGGCAGCTCTGAGCCGATTTACAGATATCCGTCACCATCTGCTTCTCCGCCGCCTTGAGGTCCCAGAAATAGTTCACACCATTTCCAGTGGAATCTGTGGGTGGATTTGCCGTATCAAGAGGTCCACTTGAATTTCCATAGGCGGCTTGCGCAACCTGAGGAATAGGACCCGTTCCCGCCTGGTATCTCCATCCGCAGGCATTACCTACAGGTGTTGCAGGTTGAGCGGCCTGTAGATTAGAGAGACCGACAAGTCCCTGAAAAGTGCGGCACTGGGCAAGATTTGCACCAACAGGGTCAGACACGCCAGTCAGTACACCTCCAATATACGGAATAGGTGCACTGCGACCACTTATTCCTATATTTTCAACACTTCCAATATTTGCAAGTGCACCTTGTAGCTCAGTATTGCTTGCCTGATTCTGCTGGGCCTGATATCCTGTATTCGGATATGAGTAGTTGTTCTGTGTTGTTGCAACAACCATGTTCGGAATGACAGACGCATAGTTTGCACTATTTGTATTGAGCATCTGCTGCGGTGTCTGTGTTGTAGTAGCCTCAAATCCCTCATTTCGGCCACTATATTGGGACAACCGGGCAAACATCCCCTTCTACACTATCTCTTTATTTATGCCACGAACGTGGTCGCAATAAATAGATTTTAGATATTGAAGGGTTTTGCGATTGTAAGGAGAGACTCCATAGGCTGATTACCTGCTAAGGTTCCAGTCCAGACAGTCTGTTTATTTGCATCTAGGAGTTCAACTAAGATGCCTGTTGCGCGGTTCTGGCAACAGTCGGCACGATTGTAGTAGACAATCTTCTTAATCGGATAGACTGCGCTCATATCCACCATAAACCAATCATTTGCTTGACAGCCCGAGTGGAAAATCTGCGGATATGCGCGACTTCTAAGTGTTCCATCCACTGCGTAATTCGCCGAACTACCCCACTGGTATGTGCTCGAATAACTTGTTGGCTTTCCAAAGGCCTGGTTGACTCCCTGGTTATCGTAACAGGCAATTTGAGAGATTTGTAGACACTGGTATGCATTACTCAGGCGCACATAGCGTGCATTTGGCATGCTTGTCGCAGGTGTTACACTAACAGGAATTGCCGCCAGATTAGCAAAGCACCGTCCTACACTGTCAGCACGACCACCCTGCGCATCCGGGAGATTCGCATTGAGCCCAGTGTTCGTGGCACGCTGGAATGCCTGATTGAAAAAGTTCTGCACATAGGGAATACCAATACGACCGGTGCCCGCTCCACTACGAGATTCACGCTGAAGCTGCTTTACAATGTTCGGATTCTTCGCAGGATCATATCCCGCTCCAGGTAGGCAGTAGATCTTCTTTCCAGCTGCATCAAGACTATAATAGGTGCCAATCGGTCCAGTATAGGTCGGCCCAATATTCTGATTATCCACACCTTGATTGTAGTAGAGGTAGTTGACGCACTGTGCCGAGATATTGGGTGTATAATTTACATTGAAATTCAAGTAGGCATCGCATGGTGTGCTGATATTGGTTCCATTACACTTGAGGGACGAATCTGCATCAGAATACTGATTCTGATTGAGTGTATCAAGTTGCTTGATAATTGCATTCATCTCCAGGCCCTGTAGGCTTGAGGGGTCCTTATAGAGATTTCCTCCAGTTGTACAACCGCTATTAATAATACGATTCTGTAAGCAAGCTGTTGACCATGTGCCAGGACCCTGTCCAGAAGGCTTGTAGCATGGGTCACCTCCATAAATGCTTGCAGAGGATGACTTTGTCTGTAGAACACTCTTTGTACAATCGATGCTACTGAACGGAAACTTATCCGCAAAAAAGAAGGGGAGGCTTCCAGACAGACTCATCGATGACTTTGAGTATCCAGACATCAGATTTATACAATTGACTGTGCCGCTTGGTGTTGTCAGTGTAGGGTAATCTGTACCGCGGCGCGGTTTACCCGAGAGCATATCGTCAGTTAGAAGGATTTTATCAAGCGGCAACTGAAAGACACCGCCACCGGTTAAGGGAGCCTCCAGAGCACCATAGAGCTCTGCCGATGTCTCCTCATCAGGTGCCTGGACTACAAAATTCAGGAAAGAGTCTTCAGAGAGCTTCGCCTTGAAAGAGACAGGTGTCGATGAAAGTACCAGGGTTGTCTTCGAATCGGCGAATTTAATCACCTTTCCTGCAAGAGTTACATTAAGAGTTCCAGTGCCGGCCACCCAAAAAGTCACCGTTTTTAAGGGAGTTGACTTCGTATCACCTACATATGTATAGGAGCCATCCTCCAGACAAACAGCACACGTTCCATCTAGATTCTTATTATGCTGGCAGGTGACACGATTCATAAAATCCTGGAGTTCATTCGTTGTTAGCGCAAATGAATACGTTGAACCAACACCTGCGGTGGCTCCAGCGCATGTACCAAGAGTTGGCTTCGTATTTGTATACGGAACAGGTGAATCCGCAATGACTGCGATGGCAGCCGCCTTGGCAGCAGGGTCAATATAGAGTCCCTTCGGGCCCGTGAAGGCCTTTCCAGCGTTTGTTGTGCCTGAGGATAGACAGACACCACAGTGCTCCTTAAATTTTGCATCGGCAAATGGATTGTCACTCATCGCCATGTTCTCGCAAAAGGCCGCCTTCACAATTATTGAGTTGTTATCAGGCACATAGACAGGCGTTGTATTGGTTCCAGGCACCATGTTCACCTGGCCAGGTACAGATGTATCTGTTGCGGTGGGTGTAAGCGCGGCATTTACTGCGGACACATATGAAGCCTGTTGGTCGGCCGGCATATTTGCAACCGCGGGTACAGTGACACGAGGGTCCGCGGCAAGGGATAGGGGATTGTACATCTGTTGTCCCTGGGCGGCTGTAACAGGATAGTCTCCCACTTGCGGGACATCAAATCCCTCTTGGCGTTTTTTGAAGTAGCGCAACAGTCCTGTTGCACCCACGGCACAGGCACCTAGTAACAGTAGACCCGGGTCCATCTCTACTGATTAGTTGAGATTATCGGGACGTAAACGACTTGCCGCATCCATATCACGTGTGATTACACGGAACACCAGTTGTGTCTGGTGGCTCAGATTAATTAGGCGACCTGACTGGATTATGTTATTTGCAGGAATGGGAGGTGTGCCCCCCGTAACAAGTGTACCAGCAAAGGTGTCACTTGCAACGCCACCAAATGGTGACACACTGGTATATCCCTTGGTAGGATCATTGTACCGAGCATCGATAATGATATAGTTTGCATAGCCTACTGAGTTTGTACCTGTGATATAAGCACTACCACTGTAGTATCCAATATTCACTACAAGAAGTCCAGCAGGGTTCGTTAAATAGCTTATGAAATCCTGTGCAACTGCTTGATTTCCAGTAAATGTAGATGTGAAGGCTAGATTCTTCAGTTGAATACGATCTCCCTGATTAAACATAAATGTATTGAACCAGGTATTCGTTTGAATCCAGATATATTGACTGAGTCCAACTGCTGCTGAATTTGCTGCATAGACTGTTCCTGTATTCGGAATAGGGTAGACTGTAGGTGCAGTGATTGTTACAATACTATTTGAGAGTACAAACCCAGAAATATCCAGTGTATCGAGAAGTGGGCTTACAAGCGAACCATCAGGGCGTTGAAGTTGAATGGAGAGTTTCTGAAGAGTAGCAAGGGGTGTAGGATAATAGGTCTTCTGGCACTTCATGAACTTTGGAATCATACCAAGGAATCCACCGCGCTGAACTACATTTGTATTATCCGTAATCCAGTTTGCATCATACTGGATGAGTCCAAAGGCACTGTCGATATTTTGATTTGTGCCGATACTGTTTGTATCGAGCTCAGGAACACGCACCATCAGATACGGAAAGGAGAGTACATTCGTATTTACAATTGTCTGATTATAATAAACAGGTCCACTCCTAGCACCTCTATCAATCAGAACATCAATACCCTCTACAGGTACAAGCGCCTTCACCAGTTCAATTCGTACAATATTACGGAACTTCACTTGCGTCGATGTATTAGCACGCACACCGTTATTTGTTGTCACATTTCCAGGATTGAAAAGTACACTGAAGTTGTAGCGGCTCTCGCCTGTATTTACTGTCCAGTCACGGTCAGCACTGTAGCAGAAGAGATTGTACTCATTCTCCTTATAATTCAGTGTGTCCTCCTCCTTTTGGAGAAAGTCCTGGGGAAGCACAGGTCTGTCTGCCCGCACTGTCGGAACTGCTATTGTCGGATTTGCCTGTGCGAGAGAACTCTGGTCAGCACTGTACGGTGAGCGACCCACGGATTGCATACCAAAGAGGGCACGCATATCCGGAGGTACTGTCATTGTTGTAATCTCATTCTCAAGTGTTCTCGGCTTGGCAATTGCGCCGGCCTCACGAGGACGAATCTGCTCCTGAACAGCGAGTGCTGTGCGTGCAGCCTCCGCCTCGCGCTGTTTCTTGGCCTGCTCAAAGAGGCTCGCTGCAGAGGAGGTATTATCTTCTTCGAGTGGAATCCGAAAGTCAGGCGGAGGAGGAGGTGTAGCCTTTGTAGTATTGCGTGAATCCTGCATAAGAGCAAAGCGTGTTCCAACATCTTGACGTAGAGGGTCAGAGCTGGTAACAATTTCAATTTCTGTCTTTTCACTCGTCTCCACTTCGCGACCTCTATCGAGATAGGCCGTGTAGTCGGGAAGTACAGCGGCCAATGTTTCCTTGTTGAGATACTGTATGTTTTGAGTTGAATTCACACGGTAGACTTCGCCCATATAATGCTTAACAGTCTTCACAAGTCTCTGCTTCTGGCGGTCATCGAGGCTCATGCCACTGCGACGTTGAACGTGGTCGTACAGTAATCTGTCCAACATTTGCTCATTGCGTTCGCTGAAAAACTGTTCCTTTACAGGCGCCGACATCTACATCACTCTACGATTTATCATTGGCAATCTTAAACTCAGGTGCTAAACAACCATGACCTCAGCAATAGCATTTCTCCATCACGAGGTGCCCGACGACAAAAAGGGCGAAACTCCTCTCCCATGAGCATCCGAATAATAAAATACATACTGTACATTCCACATTCAGAATCCTTCATCTGGAAACGACGGGCATTGTAAGCGAGTTTCATCGCAGGGTCCTGTAGTGTGAGCCACTGCATGAATTTTTCAATTTGACCAGGAACCTCCATGCCGTATGAGTCAAAATAGTAGCACACCTTCTTTTTCAAATCGACATAGTTTCCAACCCAATGACTGCCTCCTTTGTTGTGGGGGTCAAGGTTGTAAATAATACCAATCTTTGATTTTCCAGCGGCTTTTAATCCGGCCATATCGAGGCTGCACATTTCACTAATGAGACACTTTGTCTTGGTCTTATTGTACGGGTCGGGTGCTGCAAAATCAATCGGATAGGGACCGAGGAACTTAAAGTCGGCGACATCTTCTTCATACTGCTTCATCACATTCTCAATATTAGTACTATCAAGCCACTTATCAGGGTCAGCTCGCCACGCTTCAGGTTGAGGAGGGCGTAAATAGGCCTTCACAAGACGCTGCTTCTCAGATTCTTCGATGGGTAGGGCCTGTACAAAGGAGTATTCCTGGATAGGCTCTACACCAACTTGCTGCTCAAGTTCTTTCCGAAGGGTGACAGCAGCCACGCCTCCAACTTGAGTTCGAAGTGTTGTCTGAGAACCCAAGACTTTTGATGCAATTTTCTGTAATTCAGACGCAGGCAGACATCCATGCGCCGGACGCTTTTTTCCGACACGCGGACGACATTGACAGGGTCCCGGTCTATAGTGATCTGAACCTGTTTTTTTGAGTCGTCTGGTTTTCCTGACCCCGACCATCCTACTGATGCGCCAGATTCAAATCGTCATATCATTAGGATGGCGTACTCAATGGTCCGCTTTTGGTCGTATATCTTTACACCACTCTTAATTATTGTAATTATCTTTGCCATGTTTGTCATCTTTACACTTTCAAGTGCACAGACAACAGTTGGCTCTCTGATTGCGCCGGCACTCGCGATTACCTCATCAGTCGCTGCAACTGCGGCAAGTGGTATAAAGGCTGCCGCTGCCGCCGCGCCCACTAGAGTATCCTTTTCACCTACATCAGTAGGAACGTGACCATGACGCCTACACAAATCTTTCAAATGATACTGTTGGCCATTATCCTTACAGGCCTAGGATATGTAATCTATGCCGTTGGCCAATTTGCCGGCAGCAAGGATAACCTGAATGACATTCAAAAGAATATGGGAATCATCTTTGGAGTGACATTTGCTCTGGTTCTCATGCTCGGTATTTTCAGTTACATGTATATTCGTACGGACCCCGATATCTTTGTACCGTTCGCCCTTTTCATGCTTTTTGTGAACATGGAGATTTCACTGATTTCAGTCAGTGCGTCAGTTCTTCAGAAGATTGAATAAGGCATTCAGGTGTCCGAGGAGCCTGAATAAGAATTCCTAGAATGCGATGTTGGAGACGCGCCCGACCCGTCCAGAAAGTGTCATTAACTCCCATTTGAAGACTAATGCCCTGAATTTGCAGCGTAACGCGCACTATTTGACCGCGTGCGAGAACTCCCGGTTGTACATCTTCCGTCCACGCACCATCTTTCCAGATACGAATCCCGTGCATACCCTTCCGTTTCTCTTGAAGAGTTGACGGACAATATAAATGGAGTTTATTTCCCTCCACCATTGGTTGAAAAAGACGATAGACCTCCTCGCGTGTAAACTTACTTGCTCCAAACCAAGCCACTTGGCTGGCGCAAATAACTTCAAGAAGACTGGTTTGAACTGCAGTGAGTTTACTCGCAATCCAGTTCGTAGTCATAGCGAGCTCAAGGCGACCATTTGCAGGATTGTAAGAATCAATTAATAGGTGCGGTAAAAGAATCGTCAGTACCGGCATTGTCACTTGGCCGTCAATATACGAGAGTGGCACCATCGGCTTCTTTTCACGATTCACGCGTGTCACAAGACCGCCATGATGTATTTTTCCGAGTTCGAGTTTTTGTAAGGGCACGCACCACTCCATTCTGGGTGTAAAGGTTTACCAAGTTTAGACCCAGGGAGATGCATCTAAGTTGGCGAGGTCCACCAGGTTCAGGAAAACGGCACGCCATCCATCAAGAACTCTACAAACGCGCGGCGGCCCGTGGAGTCGTTCTAAAAATTGTTACAAAGCTCTGGAGTCTCGAGAAACCGAAGGAGGATGACGGAGGTGAAGAGGATGAAGTGACCACAATTGCATCCAAGGACCAGATTCCTTTTGAAACATCGATGATACACTTTGGATTCGATGTATCCCGAATGAGTCTACAGGACCGTCATATCCTGAAGCCAATTCTTGAGCGTCTTGGAAAGGGCTCCCATGTACTTTCTGGAAGAGAACAGGCTGAGAAGCGCATTCTCGTCTTCTATCATGCTCACCTACTGAGCACAGAATCATGTGTCATTCTACAGAGTCTTCTAGAGCAGGATGGTTCCGATATTAGTATCTGGTGTACTTCGGAGCATCCTCTTCCGATTCGGATTGCTCACCATTTCAGGGAGATTGCGGTGGGTGGACCTGATCGTGCCTATGAAAAAATCAAAGAGCGGATTCAGATTGCCGGCGGTAATCCCTCTGCTCTCTTTGACCCGCAAACACTGTTTGACCAAGCAGTACGTCGACTTGCTCGTCCTACAAAGCCGACTCTGGATGAAGTAGCGGGTATCCGTACCTTTATCTATGAGTGTCTCATTCGGAACATCCGTTGGATTGAATGTCTGCACCACTTGATGATCTCCTGTCTGCGACTTCCTCTATCTGAGCCGCATCGTCTTGAGGCGCTCAGAATTCTGGCGAAGCAGGAGGGCTCTGCCGCTGGTCAGACCATTCCCAGTTATCGCATTCCGATGGCATGGGAGAGTACATTTATTCGTATGCGTGAAGCACTTTCTGGAGCCTTATCAGAGGAGGATGCAAGGCCTCAGAGTGCCACCGCTCCTGCGGGAACTAGTGGAAACAGTACGACTACAACTCAAGGAGCCGCCACTTCACTGGATACAGGAGCCGCCGCAACAGGAAGATCTGGAGTGGCTAAAGCACGAGGCGGAAGAAGAAAGCCCGTATGATAAACTTAAACTGCGGAGGCAGCTCTGGGAAGGATATCGCGCAGGAACAGTGCGCCTTGTCTGTAAAACATGCGGATCAGCCAAGGTAATTATTCTTCATGAGGCGAGCAGACCGTGTCCCGATGTCTGGAAAACATGGGGTCGTATTTTTCAACTCTATGGTCAAGGGGCCACGCCTTGGCGTGTGGGCTTATTTGCTGCGCCTATACCGAGAATACTGCCTGCGCCTGGTCAGCCCGTGGGCCCAGAGCATGTAAATGGTGGATATACAGTTCCTTGTAAACAGAACCGTATTATTATCTACAGAGAAGAGGAATGTACTCGTGTCTTACTTCATGAACTCTTTCATGCGTCCTGCAGTGACCGACTCGCATCGTTGCCACATATGGAGGCAGAAACAGAGTCGTGGGCAGAATGGGTCTTAGTTGCGTTAGCTTCAAAGGGTGACCTTGAGCAGGCCGTAAAGCTCATGAAAAAACAGGTGCGATGGATGAGTGCACTTCATAGAGTTCTACGAGCACACTATGGAGTCTCAAAGCCTGAAGATTTTGCGTGGAGATATACACTTGGTCGCGAGCACGCCTATCAACGTCTTGGAATTCATGTGCCAATTAGTTATGGTACTTCTCATGTAACTTCAAGCCGCCTTACGGCACCTGCGCTTGAACTATAATGATTTAAACAATACTTTTGAAGACCATCAAATGAATCCTGACCCGTATCTCTACAAAGAAACACTGGTCTGGACAATGACTACAAATGGTTATAAATATTTGACATTAAATCTTATCAAAACTATTGAGCAAGTCAAGTGTCCTTGGAAATTGTTGGTTGTCGCAGCAGATCGTGAGAGTTACAGTTTTTTTCGGAATGAAGGCTATGCTGTGGTTTTGTATGGAAAAGCGCAGCGAACTCAGGAGACCACAATTAGCCGTTGGGGAAGTCCACAATTTCAACGATATAATTTCATTAAACTGGACATTGCGCAAACCTTTGCGCAGAATCCTTCTGTAAAGCGTTGTATCTACATGGATGGAGATATAACCCTTTTTAATGATTTTCTTCCGGACTTGACTGCGAGACTTGATGCATCACCCGAGGTGCTACTTTTTCAATGTGACCAGAAGGAGACCGGACCTTGTACAGAAACAGCATGTACAAACTGCTGTACTGGACTGATTGCATGGGCACATGGACATGACCAAGGAGTCTTTGATACTTCAAATCCTCAGGCATGGGGAGAGGTTCGCGATGATCAAGTATGGGTAAATAAGCAACTTCAAGCAAAAAAAGTTCCATACAAGACTCTACCACGTGAACTCTATCCGAATGGAGCCTATATTAATACCATTCAGGACCATCCTGAAGCCTTCTTACTTCACTATAATCACCGTGTAGCAAATTTCAAGATTTTAGAAATGAAGAGACTCAAGAAATGGGTAATTCCCTATCTCTAATGTCCACCATGCCCACCGCCCCCATGCCCACCACCCCCGTGGCCACCATGATGAGCGATACCACCACTATATCCACCTGAGCCGTAGCCACCATAGCCCCAGGGCCCTAAACCCCAATAATATGGAGAATAAGGATATTGGTCAACAGGAACCTCTTCTATAATAACCTGCGACTGCAGTCGTGTACGCAGTAGATTAATTACAAGCAAAGTGAGTACAATTCCAAGAAGAACTCCAAGAACTACGCCCCACATCTCTCTTTTTGCTTTGGAAAACAAATCAAAAAAAGAAATGAAAACGGTCAATGTGGGGGTCGAACCCACGACTTCACGGTTAACAGCCGTGCGCTACTACCAACTGAGCTAATCGACCAGTGTGTCTCTTAGCATATGAGCTAATCGACCAGTGTGTCTCTTAGCATATGAGCTAATCGACCAG